TAATACTTTTTCTTTCCAAACATCAATCTTCAACAAATCCGCTTGAGTTGATGGGTTTGTTAATCCAAGTGTAAAGTTTGATAATTCATCTTCAAAACCCAATAAAAATAAATGTACAATGGCAATCTTATTCAGTTCCGCCAACATACTTTTTTGGATTCTATTAATTGTACGAGCAAATCTAATGTCTTGTAACGCCAAGTTTTTACCATCACCTACCACTTCTTCAAATCCTAAGAAAGCTTTAGGTACTCTCAATGCCGTCAATAATTTCTTTTGAATATATTCAATATCGGCAATTTCAGACAAGTTAGTTGCTCCAGGTAATGTAGTAATTGGATCTGGAGCTGCCGGATCACGAACAGGAATAAAGAAATCTTGGTCAACGGCCATTTGATTGAATCTCATGTCTACGTTTCCTGTTTTACTATCTACAACTTGTTCTCTTTTGAATTTGTTTGCAACACGCTGTACATACGCTTCTACATCATCATCGTTCATGTTACCGACAAAGACCTTAAATAACTTTCTTTCGGGTGCTCTTGATGTTCGATAAATCAACATAGCGTCTTCACAAAGTAATAATTGTTTCCAAATACGTCTAGCCTTTTCTAACATAGACGTTCCATAAGGAAGTTTTCTATCATCACCTAATAATCTGAAGTGAGCAATTTCCCATGATTGGAATTCCATATTCTTATTCTTCCAAGTAAAGTGTAATGCTTTCTTGTCTTTATCAACTTCATTTTTTACATCGACAGATATTTTACCACTTGCTCCAACTTCATGTCTTTCGATTTCTATAGTTGGTAATTGTTGACATCCAACAATACCTTTTTCAGGGTCTAATTTAAGATACACAAAATTGTCGCCATATTTACAGGTATTCCGTGTCCACATTGGAAGGTTGGTATTAACATCTAAAGCATTGTTGAACAAATCCGCTAATACCCCTTTTATTCTTTTTGATTCAGAATAAATTTGTAGAATAAATCCATCTTCATTTGTTGTTGTAGATTCTTCTGCATAAATGTCTAAGGCGGCGGAAATTTCAGGTGTATACTCCATAGACTCATAATCATACTGTGCCGACAATCTTGTTGGTTCATAGTATATCGCCTGAGAATAAAGATTGTTTTCTACCTTAGCCCATTGATTGGTAAGGTAATATGTTTGTTGTGCTTGGAGTTTTTCTTTTTCGTATTCTTCTCTACTTTTGGTTCGCAGAAGTTCCTTTTTATCAAACTTAAATGTCGGATAATCTTGATTGAGAAGTGAATTAGGTCCAAATGTTTGTGACAATCGTTGCCAAACTGTCATATTTTGTTCTGCCATACGTAATTTTACTATTTACCCTGATAATATAAATAGTTATTTAGCACCAAATAACCAACCATATTTTTGATAATCCGCTTTACTGGCTCCATTATTATTAAGGTTCGGGTCCCTACCCATCTGAGGTACCATTGGGTTGAAAAAATCTGAAGAATTTTTATTTTCATTCATCACAGTAGACCATGAATTCAACATGGCTTTTGTATGATTAACAACTTTAGTTAATGATTGAAATGATTTTTCAGCGACATAAATCGCCATGGAAAGACCCATAATACAGTCATCATGTTGTCCTTTCTGGTGGTCGGGTCTTCCATGAATATATATAAAGGTATTCATCTCATTGTATGTCCTATGAGAATATATTTTGAATCCGTGTCTAACCCCCTCTTCAAATGCTGCAATAATTTGAACTCTTTTTGTGTTGAAGTTGATACCAGGAATTTTTTCATTTATTTTCGGGTCCCACTTCCATTTGTTAGAAGTATCGACTCCATCAACATACAATCCGGGTTGATATTGTAATTCTTGCATTTTTCTGGCGGTTGAAACTCCCATACCTCCTGTAATATCAATTACACAGAATGCATTGTACATTGTCCCCCACTTATAAGCAATTTCTGCTAAAACATCGGGAGGGATTTTACCAACATATTCTAATACTTGTTCCCGTTCATCAAAGTCAATGATTTGGATTGATGAAAAATCCTCAGAGTCACCACGAGAAACGTCAACCCCCATAACATACTTATGTCCATTTACAGGTTCCTTAAAAATCCACAAAGCATTACCCATAAGTTTGGCTTGTGGGGCCCTTAGTTGGTTTTTGGAAATGTTCTGCATTAAATCTGAATCGAATACGTTATCACCCGATCCTAAGAAGTTACATTCAAGTTCTTGAGCAACTTTACGTCTATCGTACTTGAGCTTTTTTACCATTCCCTCAAACCATGCAGAACAAGGTTTATATCCTTGGGAAATATAATCTGTTACAATAGAATGGTCTCTATCATAAGGATTATTATTGGCTAAGTTAATTACTGTATCTATTGGATAATCTTCACGATTCAAAAGATAATGAACCAAATCATTTGTCTTTACCATGTATAAATCTTTGGTATAACGAGGGTCTCGATACCAAAACATTTCAGAGATTTTGAAATCATTCATTCCTCTTAATGCTTGGTCATAGATTTCGTAATATATTGGATCGTAACCGTTTGGTGTAGAAACTACAATAACTTTACCACCAGTAGATAGTGAGGCCATACAAGCAGACCAAAAGTCTCCATCTGCCTCGATAAAGGCTGCTTCGTCAAAAATAAGAATTGTTGGTGTATAACCTCTAAGTGCATCTTTGGATGTTGCCACCGCTTTGACCTCACATCCATTATTAAGTTTGAAATGTCTTTGGGAGTTTTTTTCTACCGAAAACCCGATTGAAACCCAACTAGGCCATTGTTCAATAAATGACCTTATCTTGTTAGCCATTTCAACTGAAGTATCCAACTTATTGGCAATGATTAGAACTTTTTCAGGTTTTTCTTTTCTTGCAAATGCAAGTTTTTTTGAAGCCCAAGCTGCGGTTACGGTTGAAACCCCGGCTTGTCTGTATTTCAACGCAATGTTTTCGTTGTGGGTTTCGTAATCTTCAAGTAGTGAAACTTGGTCAGGAAAAAGTTCTAATGGGACATACTTTGATACCGTATTATCGTATGTCTGTAAATAAGTACGAAGTGCATAAGGGGTATTCCTCATACACTTCGTATATTCTATTATTAATTGTTCTTTGTTCACACAGTTAAATCATATTCTGATTTATGGTCTTGGAATTCCCAAATCTCTATAAAGTTGGTCCAAATCATCATCTTCATCTTCGATACCTTCCTCTCCTTTGAAATTATCATACTCACTCTTTGACTGTTGAGCTTGTTTCATAATTTCTTTAAATTTTGCAGTTGCCTTTCTTACTTTTGATTCATCTTCAGAAATTGCATTACCAATGATATCTAAAAATTCTTTAGCTTCTGTCTTATAGAGAATTGAATAAAACCAAGGCACCAATCCTTTGTTCTCATCATCAAACATCTCGTCAGGTAATGCAAACCTTAATTTTTCAACAATTTCAGGGCCAATTCTAAGTTGCATCGGTTCATTAGACAATACATCAGTGACACCCCTCACATTTCTTGACATTTCAGGATCTTCAGGTAATCCGTGTCTTGCGATAGATTCCTCTAACCCTTTGATTATTTCATGACACAAAATTGGGAATATTAAACCTTCTGCAACAATTTTTGTATCAGGTTCATCTTCACCTTCTCCACCCTCTTCTTCGTCTTCATCTTTATTTTCTAACTTAACTTTTCCAGCGACACCATTTCCTGTTTGAGACATCATTTCAATCATTTGTTCCATAGAAAAATACATGAAATCATTGATTGACATAATTTTCAAATAAGAGGGATATAATTGTGGGTCAATTTCATCCAACCTTTCTTTAATTTCAGGTTTTTGAAAAATATAATGTCCTTTTTTTGCTGCTCCTTGAACAAGAGCGTTAATCATATTTCTTTTATGAATTTCCAACTCCATTACTTCTTCGTCAGTTAAGTTTTCAACGTCAAAAGAAGGAATTTCAGGTGTCTCTTCATCTTCCTTTTTCTTTGGTTTAGTAGCTTGCATTCTGAAGTCCGAAATATTAATAGGGGCTCTATTCAGTAATGCTTCAATTGTAAACCAATCATCAGGAACTTGAGTTTCCTCCAAACATGCATCAATTGCAAGTTGTTCTAATTCTTCTCTATGTCTTCCTTCAATTCTTGTTATTCCTGGAACTTTACTCATCATTTCTTGAAAAAGCATTCCTTGAACTTGTTGGGAACTAAGGTCCTGTATTCCAGTCACTTGTTTCAACTTATCCGCAACTTTTCCGAATCTTGAACTTACCAATCTTTGAACATCCGCAGCTCCCTTTCTCATTGCAGGATTATTCGCATACAAACTTTCAGGACTTCCCAATTTTCGTTCTAATCTTGGGTCCATTCTTTCGGGTCTATTCCCGTAATCTATTTGTTCTTTAATCTTCGCCATTTTATTATTTCAATAAATTTAAGATAACATCAATTACTTCTTGTTTCGCATCTTCAGGAGAAATTCTTCCTGCTTTCGGGTCGATTTGTTCTCCAGGTCTCGGATTTTTTCCGGGATGTGCGGGTCTTGTTGTTGGTTTTGTGCCAGGTTTAGTAATTGGTTTAGTCGGTGCAGTTGTTGGTTCCGCAGCTTTAGGGTCTATTTGTTCTCCAGGTCTCGGATTTTTTCCGGGATGTGCGGGTCTTGTTGTTGGTTTCGTATCAGGTTTGGTTATAGGTTTTGTTGGAGCTTCGGTTGGAGCTTCAGACAAATATTTCAATAAGTCACCCTTTGTAATTCTCGGAGGTAAGTTTCTTTCCACGATTTTTGTAATTTCTGATTCAATAAACAAAGATACAGGATTTTTTCCTTCTTCCAATTGTTTTTTTACAGATTTTACACATCTCTCAAATTTTCTTGTTTTTTTAGGACCAACCTGAGCGTGACATATCGCCCATGGATTTGGTTGTCCTGGCTTAAGGTCCTCCTCACTCATACCCATCTTTTGTCTGTCGTTATCTGAATCATCATCCATTCCGTCAGGTGCCATATCATTGGCCATATGAGGTGCGTCTTGACCTGTTAAGTTTTGCAAAGCGTCTGCCCCCAAAGCGTCCTTATCATCTACATCGTCTGTTTCAGTCTCTTTTACTTCTTCAGTAGGAGTGGCTTTTATTCCAGTAGGAGTTTGTTGTATTGTCATTTTTTTTCCAGCCGGTACCTGTGGTAATGTAACTCCTTGTTTTGCAGCATCCGGAGATATGTTATATGATGTAGTTGTTGTAGTAGTAACTTCCTCACGGAACAATTTGGAATGTAGGGTATTGATTTGAGATTCTGTTAATTTTTTAACAGTGTTTGCGGATAATCCTTTATCAATCAATTCAAGTGCTTTTTTATTAACTTTCATAAACTACTTTTTTTTCGAATTCTAATATCAAATCTCTTTCGTAGAGTTTGTCTTTTATTTGTTGTTCGGACATTCCAAATCTAAAAACCATTCTTTTATGATTTCCATCTTCGTCTGTTTCCCAGGCTAATGCGACCACATCGTCAATTGCATCTTCCATAGAAAAAAAATCGGAGTTCTGAATCAATTCCAATTTTACATCAGTATTTCTCAGAACTCCTACTTTTTTAATATGATGTAATTCGGGAGGACTTGGATAACCGTTAGCCGGTCTACTTTCCCAAGAATCTCCCCAAACATCAAGACTATCAGAGAAAATGAATTCGTAAAGATTGTCTCCCTTATAATTGGGCCCTAAACCATTTACGTATATCAAATAACTCATACTAATAATCCTTCAGGTGATATTTTTACTTGTTTTCCTTTATTTTCAAATACTAAGTTTTTCTTATTTGTTACTCCAACAATTTTTGCTGAAGAATTTTCTTCTAAGAATTTTTTAGATGATAATTCTTGTTCGATAGTTTCACTTAATCTTACAACTTCTTTCATTTGTTTTCTAACTTCAGAAACTTTTGTATTTTTACCCTTACTTTCAAGAATTTCTTTTTTAGAAATTTCAAAATACTTGGAGATTACTTTATCAACTTGTGATTCTCCAAAAATACTATCGATGATTGCATCATCTCCATATCCTTCTTCTTCCATTTCAGATTTTCTGGTTTTTACCTTAAATGGATTTCCTGTTTTTTTCTTATACAGGTCAAACATTCTTTCACCATCTCTATTATTAAACCATTTTTGTTTGTCCCCATACTTGTCATATAACTTTTGGAAAGTATCAAATTCTTCAGTATCAAAATCATCACCAGCTATTCCATATAAATCAGAGTCTCTAACTGGTCTATCATTTTCATCATAATAGTTGTCACCTTTGTAATCGTCTCTCTTCATATTACCGAATGAACCATACATTGCTTCTTCCATTTCATATCCTTCAACAGGAACGTCCATATCAGCTTGAATGTCTTCAACTTCACTATCATCAGTCATATCTAATCCACCCATGTCATCACCACCCAAATCTTCAGATTCTTCGTCAAATTTAGATAAGATGTCTTCTCTATCCTCTTCAGATAATTCGTTCAAATTGAATGAAGATAATACCATGTTGATTACATACTTAATATCTTCAGAAGTCATTCCTTGGTCAGTATCCAACGTTCTGATTTTCTGAGTTAATTTACCTGTAAGTTTTTGAATAGTTTTGAACGTAACTTGTTCTTCTTCTCCAGTTGCTGGAGTTTCAATATCCATAGAAACGTCAGCATCAACTTCACCTTCAGGACCCATGTCTTCCATACCCATGTCAATGTTTAACTCATCTTCTCCCGCTGGCATTTCAGCATTTGGAGATGGTGGTAAAGATGGTGCAGGAACTGCTGGTGGTGTTGCAGGTACCTCAGCCGCTGGCATTGGTTCTGCTGCTGGTTTAGGAGTTTTTAACGTGAATCTTTTTTGTTCTCCGTATAAAGAAACTCCTTCTTCGTTTTCATTTAATCTGTTTAATTCACCCGCAACTAAGTTTAGTCTTTTGAAGGCTTGAGAATATGAAGAATAGTATTTTCTATTTTTCATTGGCTCAATATAATCAGTCTCAGATTCTGAAATAGTTTTTTTAATTATGTAACCTTGTCTTTCTTTAACTATCTCATATTGATTACCGTCAGCAAGAGAAATAGAATACTCACTTCTTGCAGTTTCATTAATATTTGATGGAATTACCTCGTTAAAGCGAGCAATTTCCATAATTCTTTTTATTTTATCTTGTCCAGTTAATTTTTCACTGCCAAGTGGTTTCAAATCTGCCATATTATGATTTATTTATATTTTTTTAATTATTTAATCCTTGGAATCCTCCAAGTGAAATTGCGTTTAATTGAACAATAACCTCGTCTCCATCTTCACTTGTCATCACTGAATATGGTACTGTTGCACCAGCTGGTGCAGTACCTCCACTAAATGAACCTAACATACCAATAGTATATTCATATTGTTGGTTTACCTCAATCACAAGTCCAATAGTTACACTAGGTGTAGGAGTTGCAGTTGGAGTCGATGATGGGGTATCAGTTGGGGTTGGTGTAACAGGTGCAGTTGCACTTGGTGATGCAGTAATACTTGGTGTCGGACTATTTGTTGGTGTTGTAGTACTCGTAGTCGTTACACTTGGAGTTATACTTGGAGTTACAGTCGGAGACGCACTTACACTTGGTGTTAAAGTACTTGTTGGTGTTACAGAAGGTGTTGCCGTGTTTGTCGCCGTTGGTGTTAATGTTGGGGTACTAGATGGTGTTGAAGTTGGTGAAGGAGTAATTGATGCCGTGTTAGTCGGTGTGGGGGTCCTCGTTGGAGAACTTGTATTTGTTGGAGTTAAAGTTGTAGTTGCGGTTGGTGTTGGAGTATTAGACGCGGTCGGTGTAGGTGTTATGTCTGAAACACATTCAACACAAGTGTTCCACGGTCCATTAAATATAGTAACTGTTGCAGCTAATGGTGTTTCAAATCCATCAGTCACTGTGTAACACTGATGACTACTATCTTGAAACGCCAAGTCGTATATCTTATTATTAATTAATGTTCCCGCAAATTTTGCGTAGAACGTATCACTACCTGAACATGAAGTTATAACGTAATATGTAATCGGTAATGGAGATTTTGTTGGGGTAGGAGTGTTAGTTGGAGTTATAGTTGGAGTCGATGTATTAGTGGCAGAAACAGTAGGAGTTGGAGTCCTAGTTGCCGTGTTTGTTGGTGTTGCTGTATTAGTTGGAGTTACACTTGGAGTTGAAGTATTAGTCACTGTTTGTGTAACAGTTGGTGTTAAAGTGTTGGTTGGCGTTAAAGTGTTTGTAGGAGTTGTAGTATTTGTCGGAGTCTGAGTAGGAGTTGCGGTAATTGAAGCCGTCGGAGTTGGAGTAATATCTCCAAGACATTCAAAACAGGTATTCCATGGCCCATTAAATATTGTTGCAGTCGCAGCTAAAGGAGTATCGATACCAGGTCCAATTGTATAACATCCGTTAGAACCCCCTCCGATGATTAAGTCGTAGATTTTATCTACAATGAGATTTTCTTCGGACTTTATGTATAAAGTATTAGAAGAATTACAAGAAGACGCAATATAATAATTAAAAGCCATTTAATTTTTTCTTTATAAATATATGGTTATTCACATTTATTAAGGTGTAAGTATCAGTCTTCCATTTTTCTCTCAATAGAAAGTTCTTTATCGAGAGCTTTATTTGACATATCAAACAATTTTTCGATGTGCCCCGACCTTCTCAAAAACTTAAAAACCAAGTTTTCATACGAAAGTTCACCTTCTTTTTCCAAACCTGATTTTCTATAATTTTTTAACTTTTCTTTGATTGAATCTATCAATTTGATATCATCTTCCGAATTTTCGGATTCAATTACCTTATCAATTTTTTCAGTCCAGTTTTTGATTTTCTTTTCCAAAACTGATTTATCAATCTCGTTTTCTAACTGTTTAGGTTTTGTTACCCACTCATCATTCATTACTGAATAAACACCTGTTGCGAAATGTGGCTCTTCATTATCTTGTGCATATAATTCGACATCATATCCAAATATTTTAATGTCGTGTTTGTCGTTGAATACTTGTTTCTTTAGATTATATAATTCTTTATATAACTCAGCTTCATCTTCAAATTGTTGTAAATCTACTAAAATGTGTAAATCAAAATCAGAATATTCTGACCAATTAAAATTTGCCAACGAACCAGTCAAAACAATATCTTCAACAAAAACATCTTCTCCAAGATAATCGATGAATTTTTCAGCAATCTTTAATAAAGCGTTTTTCACCTTCGGAACCATCTTTGCTTTCTGTGGGTTCTCAGGGTTCTCCCAAATTTTTGGATTGAGAGTTTCTTGTACTGAAAAACTATTAAGGATTTTTTGAAAATTATTCATCTAGATAAATACTATAATTTCTTATACTTGAATGTCTTTGATATGTCCGTAGTAAAAAACTTTCCTTGCGACTCCGACATTCTGAATTTTGTATACACTTGGTGAGGGACATCCTCATACTCATATTTGAATCCATTGTTAAATTCTACTACAAGTTTTTTTGTCTCCGTATCGTATTCTGTTTTTTTAATGTTGGAAGATTTTATTTCATTAATAATCTTCGTCCCCTGAATCTCTTCCTTCAGTATCGCCATCTCTAAGTGGTATTAATTCGTTTATTTTTAATAGTTGCGGCATAATAAAATCTGAAACTTCATCTTTGGTCACTTCGAATCCGTAATTCTGAAGAAATCTGACCACGTCATTAAATTCATTATTGAACTTTTCTTGTAAACTCATCATCTTAAAAGTGTATGTTGGGGGATTGTCTAATTCTGATTCACTGAATCCCATCTCCTGTAAATGTTGTCTCAATCTTAAATAAATGTCCAAGAGATCTCTTAAATGAGAAGAATGTGTTAGATATTTTTCAAAAGGTTTCATAAATATAAATATTATAAAATTTTTTTGTATATAAAGTATTACAAAAATAAAAAACCCCCACATTTCTGTGAGGGTTTCTGATTACTTCAACTTCTTGAGTTGGTCTCGGATTTCAATCGATTTTTCAAAATTTTGTTCTTCAATTGATTTTTTGAGTTCCATCTCAAGTTTTTGAATTTCTTTTTGATTCACTTCCAAACTTTTAATTTGGTCTCGTAGTTTTACTGCCAATTCAAAATCTTCATTTTCAATTGCGGTTTCAAGTTGTTGTTTCAAATTTTTTGAAGTTGGGGTTGTTTTATCATTGTCGTAGTAATACGTAGTTATTTTCATTGTCCCATCTTCTGAAACTTTAGTTTGAGTTTTCCACTCACCGTTATTTGGGTTTAATTGTGTGAACATTTCATCGAACGCTCTAAAGATGTCATTATAAGGTCTTCTGTTACCAAACATAATTTTAGTTTTTTATTTTAAGTTTATTTGTTATCTTTGTTCCAAGATTTATGCCGATAGTGATTTCATGACATTATGTCAGAAAAAGATTTAATAAAAATAAATATTTCCTGACAATTTGTCAAATCATTTGGATAAGAATAAAAATTGTTATTACTTTGTAAAAACTAAAAAACGTATGAACGACTTAATGGACGACGAAGACAAAATGATGAGTAAAAAACAGAAGTCAGGAGATACCTCGACACCTGTGCTAGACAATTTCAGTAGAGATTTGAATAAACTTGCAGAGGCGGGTAAATTGGACCCTGTCATCGGAAGAGACCGAGAGATTCTACGAATCGCTCAAATTCTTTCCCGAAGAAAGAAAAATAACCCAATTATTCTTGGTGAACCTGGTTGTGGTAAAACTGCAATTGTTGAAGGTTTGGCGATGAAAATTGTTAATGGTGATTGTCCTCGTAATCTCTTGGATAAAAGATTGGTTAACCTTGACCTAACTTCAGTTGTTGCTGGTACAAAGTATCGTGGACAATTTGAAGAAAGAATGAAGGTTATCATCGAAGAACTTCAAGCTAACCCTAATATCATCGTATTCATTGATGAGATTCATACGTTGGTTGGTTCAGGAAATTCCTCAGGTTCGATGGATGGTTCCAACATTTTCAAACCCGCATTGGCACGTGGTGAACTACAAGTAATCGGTGCAACCACTTTGGATGAGTTCAGAAAGAACATCGAAAAGGATGGGGCATTGGAGCGTAGATTCCAAAAAGTTATTGTTGACCCATCTACAGTGACTGAGACAATTCAAATTTTGAAGAATGTTCGGGACAAATACGAAACATATCACAAAGTGACTTATTCCGATGAAGTCATTGAAACTTGTGTTAAGTTGGCGGATAGATATATCACCGACCGTGAATTCCCTGACAAAGCATTCGACATCTTGGATGAAGTTGGTGCTAGAATGCAGACCGAACTTAAGGTTCCTGAAGTAATCGAAGATTTGAAGCGTAAGGCGGCAGAACTAAAACAACAGAAGTTGGACGTAGTTAAAAAACAGAATTACGAACAAGCGGCACAACTCCGAGACAAAGAGAAAAAGTTGTTGGATAAATTGGACCAAGAAAAACAGAAGTTCGAGGAACAAATGACCAAAGACAAACAAAAGGTCGGAATGGATGATGTTTATGATGTTGTTTCAAACATGACTAAAATCCCTGTGAATAAAATGTCTACGGATGATACCAAAGCGTTGTTGAACTTGGATAAACACATTGTTGGAACTGTCATTGGTCAGGATGCTGCGGTTATCAAGGTTGCAAAATCTATCAAGAGAAACCGACTTGGTATCAAAGATCCAAATCGTCCGATTGGTTCATTCGTTTTCTTGGGTTCAACTGGTGTTGGTAAAACTCACTTAGCGAAACAACTTGCAAAAGAGATGTTTGGAAGTGAGGACGCACTAATTCGTGTGGACATGTCTGAGTACCAAGAGAAACATACCGTATCCAAATTGGTTGGAGCACCTCCAGGCTATGTTGGATATGAAGAAGGTGGGTTGTTGACAGAGAAAGTTAAGAACAAACCTTACTCTGTTATCTTGTTTGATGAGGTTGAGAAAGCTCACAAAGAT